GAAGGCCCAACAATGCGGGATCCGTGCGACTTGGATCGTGCGGATCGCATCGGTGATCAGGTGCGGCCGGTCGGTGAGGCACACGAATTGAAACGGTTGCCGCGTCCAGCGTTTCGCCATGGCGTAACCGGTGCACGTACTCGGGCGTATAGGGGTACTCGCCCTCGACAAAGACGCATGCGATCGTCAGCATCGGCACACCGCCACCCATTGCTTATCGGGCCGGATCGGAAGCTCCTCGACCACGGCAAAGCCGGCGCCCTCGAGCGCCGCGCGCCACCAGGCCACCGGGCGCAACGTGATATGCGCTTGCTCGCCCGTCGAGAGGGTTTTCGCGGTCGGCACGAGCGAGATCACGACAAACAGCACCCGCCCGGTCACCGCCTCGAGGTGCGCCAGCACCGCCGGCAAGGTCGCCGCCTCGACATGCTCGAGCACGTCGGTACAGACCACCAGATCCGCCGCCGCGGTCGGGATCCCGTCCTTGCCGGGAATCGCGGGATCGTATTCGCGCACCTCGAGGCGCCCCGGCACCGTGCGTAAGACCTCGCCGAGCGAGCCGGCCCCGCACCCGTAATCAAGCACGCTTGCGCACCGATACGCCGAGGCCAGGGCGACCACCTCGGCCGCCCACTTGCGCCCGCGTTGCCCGTAGCCCCGCGGCTCGGCGTGGAGCCGCTTTTGCTCCCACAAGTACCCCGGCGTAATCAAGGCGCCGGTCATAGGAAGGCCTCAAGCGAGCGTTTTTCGAACATCGTCGCGCGCGAGCGGCGCGAGGTGTTGATCACCCGGATCCCTTTTTTCTTGAGATCCGCGGCAAACCGCGGGAGGCACGCGAGGTGCCGGCGGTGATGTTCGCTTGGCGGCACCGGCTGAAAATGCGGGTACTCGCCGTTACACCAGCGGGCACCGCAATAGTCGAGCCCGAGGAGCACGATCTCGGTCGCGCCGAAGTGGTACGCCAGGTTGATCGCCGAGGTGCCGGCATCGAGGCCGGCGACATAGCGCGGATCCTCGCAGAGCCGATCGACAATTTTGGTGCGCCCGATGCGCGAGACCGGGCCGGGAAAGCGCGGATCCCCGCGGCCGCGCGTAATGATGTATTTGCCGGTAAACAGCGGGAGCACCGGCGCGCAAATTTCGTATGCGCGCTTGCCCGACACGAACATCACATCGGCATCGGGCCGGAGGGCGACCGCTTGCTTGATCGCGATAAAGCGCCCGCGGAGGTGCGGGATCGTCGGCCGTTGCGCGGTCACGCTTTCGCCGCCGCCAATGATGAAACACCGCTCGCCGCGCCACTCGGGCGCAATGGTGAGATCCGGCGTCCCGACATACGAGCCCGGCGTCGGGTCGGTCGAGCCGTCGAGCGGCCGCTCGAGATACGGGCTCATACCGCCACCTTGTCGGCCGCGGTGACGGTCATCGGCTCGCCGCGGCGCCGCTTGCGGAGAAACATCCCGACATGCCCGAGGTCGATCGCGTGCACCCCGCGCGCGCATAAATCCGCCGCGAGTACGGTTGCCGTTGGCCCGAGGCAGAGGAGCGCCCGCGCCGGCCGGCCAATGCGGCGCACGATCGCGGCGTACTCGGCGTACGCATGTTGCCGCTTACACACGATCTCGGTGACCGCGCGCGCCCCGATCAAATCGCCGGCGGTCAGGGATTTCGTACTCCCGCGTACGAGCGTCACGTCGTGATCGCGCCAAAGGCCCTCGAGGCCGGCCCAATACGGATCGGTATCGATCCAGGGCGCCGAGTCGGGCCTCGAGACAAACGCGCTTACATACGCGCGCTCGGTGAGCCAGGGCAACGCCGATCGGCGGTAGGGCGCCCAGAAGGCCGCTTTGGCGGCCGGCATGGGCGCGAGGAGGTTCGGGATCCCGACCAGGCACGCCCCCGAGTCGCGCAAGATCTCGCGCAAGCGCGCTTGTAAGCGCGGCTCGGCGACTTGCGACTTGATGCCGCCGCCGTAGCAGAGCTTGAATTCCCCATCCCCGTACCGGGCCAGGCTTTTGCCGGCGAGTACCGCGGTGAGGGTGTCGACCTCGGAGGCGACGCGCGGATAGCCGCTCAGCATCGCGCCTCGATCCCTTCCGGTTTTGCGCCCTCATCCGAGGTCGAAAAAGCGGAAGCGCCGACCGCCTCGAGCGCCGCCTCGAGCGACCGCCTCGGAAAGGTCGCGAGCGCGGTTCGGCGCGTACAGTTGATCACGTCGACCCCGCACGCGCGCAAGGGCTCGAGCAACGTCGGAAAGAGTTTGAGAAAACTCGGGTACGGCGAGGGCAAGCCGGCGCGCGGATGATCGCCGAAAAAATGTTTCCGCTTGCCGTCGAGGCTCATGTCATAGCCGAGCAGGAGCACGCGCGCGGCGCCGAGGTGCACCGCCAGGTTGATCGCCTGATACCCGCTATTGCGCCCCGTGCGCACGCCGTCGGGCTCGAGACACAAGCCGCTCACCCCGTCATTGCGCACGCGCGCCACGTCGGGATACTGGCCTTTCGGGATCGTCATCCCGAATTTCAGGCCGGCGAAATCGCGCGCGCCCTTGTGCCAGGCCCACCATTTGCCGTCGCACGAATAGAGCACCTCGGCCCAGGGCGCGAGCCGGTACGCGTCACTGATCGCGATCACGCGCGCGCGCCCGCGCACCGCGGCCACGTCGGCCAGCGTCAGGCTCGGGCCGGTGCCGAGACAGACGATCGTCGAGCCGGGATACAGACGGGGCACCGGTCGGCCTTTCACGCTTCGGCCTCCCCTCGGGCGATTACCGGAATTTCCCACCCGTTGCCGCGGCCGATCTCGATCGGCGGGAAGAGGTCATAGATCCGATCGTCAAACACGATCCGTTGCGTCGCCGGATCGGGCCGGTCGATCGGATCGATCCGAAACACGCCGGTAATGTGGGAGGCCAGCCGTTGCTGAGCGAAATAGGCCTCGCGCGTATTCCCCGGTAACCATTGCGCATAGAGCACGAGCGGATCGATCGTCCAATCGATAAGCTCCTCGCCCGTGTCGGGATCTTGTGTTTTGGTCGCGGTTTGGAGGGTGATCTCCCGATCGCGAATGCCGGGGTTATTCATACCGGCACCCGGCGCAAGGCCGGCCGTTGCGGCAGGGCCGAATACTTAAACGGCCGCATGATCGCGTCGGCCCCCCAGGGCACGATTTGTAAATTGCCGCTCGTTTGATCGGCGACCTCGACGCGGTTCGCGTGAAAATGCGCCACGAGAAACCCGAGGGCGCCGCGGATGAGTTCGGGCACGTCGCCGGGTTGCGTCCCATAGCCGGCGCGATAGCGAATCTTGATCGCCTCGAGCGCGGCGTCGACCGTCGGCCAGGCCTCGACCGCGCGCACCGTGCCGCGCTTGGCATACGGGCCGGTCGGCCGCTCGACCACGAAATCGGTATCCTCGACGAGCGCCACGTCGGCCCCGTCCTCGCCGACATAGACCACGCTCACAAGCTCGAGCAGGGGAGGCTTCGGAAGCTCGATCGCGCCGCCGCCGGCGGGGAAGCCCTCGATCCGGTACTCCCATGTCGCGTCCAGCAATTGCCGGCCGGTGATCTCCTCGAAGAGTTGCCGGGCCATGGCGATATAGGTATCGATCAAGGTGTCCTCGCTTGTCGGGGTAAAGCGAAGGTGCTTTTTCGCCTCGTCGAGGTCGATCGGCTCGATCGTGGGCGGTGTGATCAGGGACACGTCGGTAAACAGTTCCGACGCGATCACGGTGGGCGAAGGGACGATGATCACGAAGGCGCCTCCCATTTGCCCCCGTAATCGCGCCCAGGCCGCCCGTCAGCGCCTTTCGGGCCGGCGGGGCCCGGTCGCCCATCCCGGCCGGCTTTGACCGCCAGGCGCCACGCGCGCGCCGGCACGCCGTCACCGCGGCCGCCCGGTACCGCCGAGGTCGGTTCCTGAGCGATCCAGAGGGAGCCGCCATGGCTCACCACGTCACCGCGCACGTACGGCCGATCGTGCTGATACACGCCGCGATCGAGGAGCAAGCCGTCAAAGGTGATCACGCCGCCCTCGATCGGCGTCCCGTCTTTGAAGCAGAGGGTAAACGTCCGCTCGCCGTCGTACAGAATCTTGATCCCCTCGAGCGTCCCGTCGCGGCCATCCTTGCCGTTGAGCCCCGGCGCCCCGTCTTTGCCGTCGAGCCCGCGCGCGCCGGCCGGGCCGGGCACACCGGGCAAGCCGTCGCGGCCGGCCAGGCCGGCGGGGCCCTCGAGGCCCCGCTCGCCGCGCTCACCCGCGAGGCCGCGCTCGCCCGCGTCGCCCTTCATGCCCGGCGCCCCGTCGAGGCCCCGCGCGCCAAGCTCGCCGGCGGGGCCCGTCGCCCCACGCGGGCCGATCGGGCCGATCTCGCCAGCCGGGCCCGGCGGGCCAGCGGGGCCAGGCGGGCCAAGGGCGCCCGGTTCCCCCACCGCGCCGGCCGGGCCAGGCGGGCCGGGCGGCCCGGGCTCGCCGTCGCGCCCGTCCCGCACCTCGCGCGCCTCGAGCGCGACCAGGCGGGCCATGAGCGCGTCAAAGGCCATGCGGCCTTGCTTGTGCTCCTCCTCGCGTCGCGCGTCCACCGTGGCGACCTTCGCCGCCACCGCGGTATCAATCGCCGCTTTGATCCCCGGCGCGATCGTGCGCAAGATGCGGTGCAATTCGTTTCGCGTCAT